GGTGACCATGACGACTGGTCGTGTTTGTCTCCTGCTATGATTGACTACTGCATACAGGACGTAGCAGTTACAGAAGCAGTACATCAGCAGCTTGTCAAGGACATGCAAGATTTTGACCCTAAGTGTATCGAATTGGAACACAAGGTTCAGTTTGCAGTCCAACAACAAGAGCGCAATGGTTGGGTCTTAGATCAGCAATTGGCTAATGAGTTATGTGCAACATTCAAGGAAGGCATGAATGCAATTGAAGCCGAACTACAAGAGATGTTCCCGCCCATTGTCGAAGAAAGGATTTCTGAGAAGACAGGGAAACGACTTAAGGACAAAGTTACAGTTTTCAATGTTGGGTCCAGACAACAAGTTGCAGAACGACTTGCAACTAAGGGTGCGAAGTGGAACGAGAAGACGCCAAGCGGAAAGCCTGTTGTCGATGAAAAGACGCTTAAGGAGAACAACCACGTCCCTGAGGCAGGAAAAGTTTTGGAGTACCTTACTCTTCAAAAGCGATATGCGCAAGTACATTCATGGTTAGAAGCTGTTCAGGAGGACGGCAGAGTACATGGTCGTGTCATCAGTAACGGAGCAGTCACTGGACGCATGACACATCAGAGTCCCAATATGGCCCAAGTCCCAGCAAGCCACAGTCCTTACGGACACGAGTGTCGCTCCTGCTGGACTGTACCTGAAGGGAAGAAGCTAGTAGGTTTCGACGCTAGTGGCCTTGAGCTACGAATGTTGGCGCACTACATGGACGACAAGGAGTTTACCAATGTCCTTCTCACAGAAGACATTCATACAAGAAACCAAATGGCTGCTGGCCTTGAAACAAGACCTCAAGCAAAGACTTTCATCTACGCTTTCCTCTACGGAGCAGGAGATTCAAAAATTGGAAGTATCGTTGGAGGAAGCGCAAGAGACGGCGCAGATCTTAAGCAACGATTTCTACGAAATACACCTGCTCTTGAAAGTCTACGAGAACGGGTTACTAGAGCATCTCAGCGAGGCTATCTCAGGGGACTTGATGGTCGAAGATTACGAGTTAGATCTGAACATGCTGCATTGAATACTCTGCTCCAAGCAGCAGGTGCAATCGTAATGAAAAAAGCACTGGTGATCTTGGACGACTACGCACAGCAGTGGAAGCTTAACTACAAATTCATAGGTAACATTCATGACGAAGTACAATCGGAGGTGGCTGCAGACCAAGCAGAGAAGTATGGCTGGCTCGCAGTGGAGTGCCTCAAGGCGGCAGGCGTGGAGTATAACCTTAGATGCCCCCTTGACGGAGAATACAAAGTCGGCACAACATGGGCGGAGACGCACTGATGATCTTAACTAAACAGTGTTCAAAATGTGGTGAAGAAAAAGAGGTAACTAAATTTAGCAAAAGCTCTTCACGTAAAGACGGAAGACAAGATTACTGTAAATCCTGCAAAAGTGAGTACAACAGGACTCACCAAAATAGGAATAAAACAAGAATGTTTGTAAATGGTAAGTTTGTTCCGAAGTCTCATCCTTTACATAAACCGGGGAAGTACAAGACCTTTGAGGACGCTGCCTTTAGCAGTCTTGAGAAGTACGAAAGCAGTACAGAAGGTCAGGTTTATGTTATTACAAACCCTAACTTTTGTAGTTGGGTTAAGGTTGGAATGGCTGTGGAGGCAGAAGATAGACTGAATGGGTACCAAACGTCTTCCCCTTTTAGAGATTATATGTTAAACTATAGTTGGGACGTTAACGATAGACGTGCTGCAGAGTCAGAAGCCCATAGCGAACTACAAAAGTTGTACGAAAGGCGTAGTGAGTGGTTTAAATGTACACCAGAGCAAGCCCAAGAGGTTGTCTCAGGTCTAGTAAGGAAGTATCAATGAAGAATGTATATACATTAGTAGACGACATCTACAAACTTGTTAAGACCAAGAGAGTAGACAAAGACGTTGACATCGAAGAGTGCATAGACCAATTCGGTGAAAACGTAAAGGACCTTATGCGTAAGGAGTTTGGACAGAGACGTGCTTGGGACGGTCGTAAGCTACGTATGTCCAACATAGGCAAGGGAGACCGCTTCTTATGGAACCATTACAACAATGTTCAGAAGTCAGAGGAGATGCAAGGACATACTCTTGTTAAGTTCCTTTACGGCCATCTGATTGAAGAACTATTACTATTCCTAACGAGGGCATCAGGACATGAGGTTACCGCCGAACAGAAGCAGTGTGAAATTAAGGGTATTACGGGTTCTATGGACTGCAAAATTGACGGTGTTGTCACAGACGTTAAGAGTGTTTCGTCGTACGGGTTTAAGAAATTCAAAGACGGTACTCTGGCTTACGATGATCCATTTGGATACGTCGCTCAAATTAAAGGATATGCAGAGGCAGAGGGTCAGACAACTTTTGGCTGGCTTGCGATGGACAAACAAAATGGACACCTAACGTACCTCATGTACGATCAGGAGGACACTCAAGCCCCTGTGTACGAGAAGATAGGGTTTGACATCACAGACCGCATTGAGCACGTACAGTTAATGGTAGAGGAACAGGAGCCGCCAAAGCAGTGCTACGAGCCAAAACCAGATGGCAAGAGTGGTAACATGAAGTTGGACATCGGTTGCTCGTACTGTGCGTACAAGAAAGCTTGTTGGCCCGGTCTACGTGCCTTCTCTTATTCAACAGGTCCAAGGTTTTTAACGGAGGTGGTCAATGAGCCGAAGGTCCAAGAAATCAGCATTTAGAAGCACGTTCGAAGAAGATGTTAGCAAGATACTGAAGGATTTTGATTATGAACCATTCACGGTCCCTTACGTTATTAGTCGGTCTTACCGTCCTGATTTCGTACATAATGCTTCCGGTACTCTTGTTGAATGCAAAGGATATTTTCGGGACGGAGACACGAAGAAGTACACCAGTGTTAGAGACAGTCTCCCCGAAGGACAAGAGCTAGTGTTTGTTCTGATGTCGCCCAACAAAAAGATACGAAAAGGTGCCAAAATGACAATGGCACAATGGTGTGACAAAGAAGGAATACTATGGTATAATATAGAGACATTACAGGAGTTGATTAACTATGTCACTAACACTAGAGGAAGTTAAGGAACGCCTCTTGAAAACCTTTGACCCAGACGACCTGCTGGAGGCCCTACAGATAACCTCAGAAGAAATGCTGGACAGGTTTGAGGACAAGCTAATCAACAGACTAGATGTGTTTGAACAAGAGCTAGAGGAAGAAGAGAATGAGTATTGATGAAGCGACTCCTGAAGAGTGGGACACAGTTACTGCACTAAACAACTTGTCCATCAGGAAACCAAAGAAGGTAGACCCTGTGGAGCAACCTGACCACTACAATAAAGGAGCAATTGAAGCCATCGAAGCAATCAAAGCGTCCATGCCTGAACATGAGTTCAATGGTTATCTCAAGGGAAATGCACTGAAGTACCTCTGGCGCTATGACTACAAAGGTAAACCAATCGAAGATCTACGGAAGTGTCGCTGGTACATCGAACGACTAATTAAGGAACTAAATTAATGGACGCATATCAACAGTACATACACAAGTCACGCTACGCACGTTACCTACCAGAGGAGCAACGTCGTGAGACTTGGGAAGAAACAATTGACCGTTACTTAAGCTTCTGGATTGAGAAGGGTAAGCTAACACTAGAGCAGGCTAACGGTATCTTTGCAGACATTCATGACATGGGTGTTATGCCCTCCATGCGAGCACTCATGACTGCTGGAGAAGCACTGGACCGTGACAACGTAGCTGGGTTTAACTGCTCCTACATGCCTATTGACCACCCTAAAGCATTTGACGAGATGATGTACGTCCTCATGTGTGGCACTGGAGTGGGCTTTAGTGTAGAGCGTCAGTACGTAACAAAATTACCAGAAGTAGCAGAGGAATTCCATGATACCGATACCGTTATACATGTCGCCGATAGTAAAATTGGATGGGCTAAAGCTTACCGGGAACTTATTAGCTTGTTGTATTCAGGCCAACTTCCAAAATGGGACGTGTCTGGAGTACGATCTGCAGGGGCAACCCTTAAGACCTTCGGAGGTAGAGCATCTGGTCCAGAGCCTCTTGTCGATTTGTTCAACTTCACAGTCAGCGTCTTTCGGGAGGCTGCTGGACGTAAACTTAGTTCCATCGAATGTCATGATCTCTGCTGTAAGATTGCACAGATCGTCGTCGTCGGCGGTGTACGCAGGTCCGCTCTCATCAGTCTGTCTAACCTCACTGACGATAGACTCCGACGATGCAAGTCAGGCCAGTGGTGGCAAGATAATCCTCAACGGGGACTAGCGAACAACAGCGCATGTTATACAGAGAAGCCAGACTTTGAGGCGTTTTTAAATGAGTGGAAAAGTTTATACGAGTCCCGCTCCGGAGAACGAGGAATGTTCTCTAGAGTCGCAAGTCAAAAACAAGCTGCAAAGAACGAGCGACGAGATGCTACCTATGATTTTGGAACTAATCCATGCTCAGAGATCATCCTCAGGCCCTACCAGTTCTGCAATCTATCGGAAGTTGTTGTCAGGGCAGGAGATACGCTGTCGGACCTCAAACGAAAAGTTCGTG